ACGCTGGAGGCGATGCGCAAGATCGAGCGGCATGGCGGGGCCACCATCCTCGACCGCGCCTTCACCGGCTTCACGGCGCTGCCGAAGCCCAGCGGCGCCGACTGGTGGGAGGTGCTGAAGCTGAATCGCGCCGGCGATGTCATCACCCGCGAGAAGATCATCGCGCGCCACCGCGAGCTCGCCCGCGAGCGGCACCCAGACGCCGGCGGCAGCGATCACGCCATGGCCGAACTAAATCGCGCACGCGATCAGGCACTGCAGGAAGTGTCGTAACCCCGAGGAGTGAATATGCCAACCACACTTTCGCAATTAGAAACCGCCAGACAGCACATCCAAACGCTGGAGGACATGAACCGCAATGCCCAGTCCGCCTTGATGGGGGCCCGATCCGAGAGGGATGAGGCACGCACCCAGCGCGATGAAGCCCGGAAGCAAATGATAGAAAATGCCGACAACGCGGCGAAGTTCGCCGAGGCCTCGAACGCCGAAGCGCAGCGCCAGCGCCAACACATCCGCCGTCTGTTCAACAGCATCTTCCACCTCAACATCGATCTGGCGCGAAAGGCTGGGTATATAGATCGGGTGAAGGAATGCGACGCCAAGACGGAGCCAACCGCGGTCATCGAGCCTGATATGTTCAACATCGACAGCGCTCGGGACGATCTCGCCAGAGCACGGTCATCAAATATGGTGGACAAGGTGATCGATGGAATGGACCCTGAAATCCTCGATCAAGTGCTCGGCCGCGAGCCCGATTCAGACCTTTACCGTGGCTAGGAAACTCCCACCCGGTTGGACCCGATCCTCCCTGACGACGCCGCAGGTCCGCATGATCCTGCGCATCTATTGGACCGATCGCTACCAGCGCCGCGCACAGGGATTTGTGCGCGGCACCCCGGGGCTGCGCCAGCGCCTCGCCAAGCAGTTCGGGGTATCAGAGGAGGTGATCAAGAAGACCGTCGGCATTAAGCCGAACGAATACGGCCGACCGCGGCGCGACCGCTTCCCGAGCATCGCTCTGGGCAGTCTCAAACGCCATGTGCAGCATCGCCTGCGCCATCACTACGGAGTTTCAAAATGACGCCACTCAAATTCGCCCGGGGCGATCAGGTCGCCGGAATCACCATCGGCACCGCCCGGGACAAATGGCGGGCCATCGTGGCCGAGGCCTGCACCGATCTGCGCCTGCACTGCATCGGCCGGCGCCCACCGATCCAGTATGAGGAGGCACTGGTGCGCGCCGCGGTCGCCGAGGTGCTGGAGCTTCGCCTGCGCATCGCCTATGCGCCGCTGTTCGCCGGCCTTACCGCGATCGAGCGCAAGGTCGAGGCGCTGGCCGAACTGACAGCCGATCCTATGAAATCCAGCCCCACGCCGAAAACAGCGTGAACACCACCATCGCCGCCAGCGTCCACAGCCATGGCGCGTTGCCGTAGAGCGGCTTCGATATCTCGCGGATCACACACAGAAAGCCGACCACCGCGATCACGCCGCCGATCAGGAGCCACGTCTGGCTCAAATCCTTCAGATCGCCGCCGCTGTTGCGCCACGCCCATGCCGCCGCCGAGCGGATCGCCACACCCATGGCCATCGTCCCGATCGCCACCGCGTTGCGCATGCCTTGCGTCCAGCGCTGGCGCCACGTCCAGCCCCACGCCTTCCGGGCTACCGTCTCGTGCGCCAGATAGAACCCGCAGATCACCGCAAGTGCCGCCGCCGCAATACCCCAATCGCCGTTCTGGATTTCCAAGATGGCTTCAGTGTTCAATCCCACGTCTCCACGATGCCGCGATCCTGCTCTTTTTGATAGGACGACGCCGAATCATGCGCCGTCAAGATCGCTGCAAAGGGATCGCGTTCGCGGGCATAAGGTTCCAGCTGTTGGCGCAAACTGCGGGTTTTATTGATCGCGTCCTCGGTCGCTTCGATGGCCTCGCGCACGACATCGCGAGGCCGGCCGACCAGCTTGTCATGAAGCCAAGACATCAGCGTCATTGCTTCCTGCCGTTGAAGATATCGATCACAGTCTGGAGAAGAGATTTGACCTCAACGGCGTTGGTCAACATCCGTTCGGCCATGGCCTCCATTTTATCTTGCCCGGCCTTGCGGTCTGCTCTCTCATCCCACCAAAGAAATAGAAAAATGGGGGCCGCGACGGCCCCGGCCTTGCTCACCCACTCGATCAGCTCGGCCGGCATGCTATGTTCTTTCAGGAATAACGGGTGAGCAAAACTGCTCACCCTATCGTGAATTTGCTGTTTTCCTGAGAAGGGTCGTTGCCGGGCGTCATGGCGTTCATATACGCCAGCTCCTCCTCGAATGTCATGCGCTTGAACCCGCCCAACATCCTCGACACGTTCTCGATGGCGATCGCCGACGATGCAGACGCAACTTCCTTGTTGATGGTGCCGGGCTGGAGCCCCGCCGCGGACGGTTGCGGCAACTGGTGCAGAATTTCCGCAACAGCCTTGGCGAACCTTGGGGCGGCCGCCACAGCTGCATCGAACACCGGGGCTCCGGCCTCGATCGCCTTCACGATGGCGGGCTGAGCCGCCTCTATCGTGGGCGCATACCGCTGCGCGATCGCAATGATCGGCGCCGCCTGCGGGAATGCCCACGACACGAGATTGAGCAGAGGGCTCTGGGCGATAGCCAGCGCCGCGCTCGATGCAGACGACAGGATGCTCAAATCAACCTCCTGTGACGCGAACGGCCGCATTGTACGATGTGATCGCCGTTCTCAGTAACGACTTCATCGCCGGATCGTTCGGATTCGCCGCCGCCTGAGCGCAGACCTGATTGAGCGTGGCCAGCGATCGATCGAGGTTGGCGAGGTTCTGCGCGGTGTTCGGGCCGCTCTGGGTGCTGAGGCCAACGCGCGTCACCATCGCCGCCGACGCCACTGCGGCCTGATTCTCGCACACCGCGTCGATGCCCTGCTTCACCGCTTCAGCAGTGACGCGCACGCCGGCGTTGACGGCCGCCAGCACATCTCTGGCCTTTTGCATATTGGCGGCACGCTGCTCCGGCGTGCACCCGCTTGCCACACCGCCAACCGCGAGAACAGAAAAAACTGCGATCATTTTCCTGATTTTATTCATCGAAAATTCCTTTGTTACGCGGCCCGAGTGGCCGCAATCGCCTCGGCCGAAACCACCGATGCCGATGGTGCCGCGTCCGCAGTTTTCTTGTCGGTAACGATCATTTGAACTTCGGGGAGATCTATTGTTGCCGCGATCAGCGTTTGCTTCGCGTCATCGCTTTTCTCCAGAACATTGTTCTTAGCTATAGCCGCGGTCGCCGCGACCAGCGCCTGCTGTGCCGGTGCCGACTGCGCCTGAGTAGGGTCTTGCGCGATCGCTGCCACGCTTTTCACCTGCTGCGGCTGGGAGGCCTTCCACGCGGCAATCACCGCCATCACGCCGGGCGAAACGACGCCCAGCAGCGCCACGATCGCCGTGATGGTGGTGCCGAGCTGCGCGGCGAAGTCCATCACCTTGTTCACCGTCTCCGGGGAGAGAACGCCGAACCCGATCATGCCGAGCAGCAGACCGAGGGCGCCGAGCACATTGCGCGCAGCTGCCAGTCCTGAAGGGCTGAAAAGCTGTCTGAGGATGTTGCCGATGCCAACGACCTGATTCAGCATTTGCGAACTTTCTATGATTCGTTGCTCGATACTCGCCCCGAGCTATTTACAACAGGAAGATTTGCAAATCCAGTTTTTGGCAGCGGCTCCCCCTCCGGCCACCAGAAGCCCTTGTTGAGACGCGAGACGGCAAACGGTGCAATCGTCACGGCGTCGCTCTGGTTCCCACCCATGCCCATGAAGTTGCCGTGCTGATCTCGGCCCATGATCGTGGTGACGTGGCCGCCGCCGTTGCGCATCATCGGCGCGATAGCTCCAACCGCTGGGCCAGCGAGGCGAACCGCGGGCCATTTGCCGGCGAAGTCCAGAGCCCACAACGTCTCGGTGCCCTTCAACCCGGCCTTCGTGATCACATGATTCTGCCACAACGCGCACCATGGAATACTGTCGTGCGTGTACGCCTTGGCGATGTTGCCGCCTTCCTCGCGGGCCCAGTTGATGATGGTCTTGTTATTTCGCACCCCGGGCACTTCCTTCGTGCCGAGAGTTTTCAACCCGGCCTGCACCCAGAGCGGCAACGCGATCTCAGCCTTCACGATCGCAGGCACCGCCCTCAGATCGCTGGATAGAGCTCGATCGATAGCCGCCGCAGTCAGCGTCCCGACCACGCCGTCAACAGTGAGCCCGGCGCGCTTCTGAAAATCCTCAACGGCCGTATCGGTCGCTGACCCGAAGTAACCAGTCCCGGTGAGAGGATATCCGAGCTTCCCCAGTGCTATCTGCAGCTCCTTGACGTCAGCACCGCCCATGCCGAGCCGGATAATTCTCGTGATGGACAATGACATTCCTAAATCCCGTTGCCCGCGATTCGAACGCTCGCACCGAATGCGCCAGTCGTGATTGCCCCAAGGTTGATCACGTTACCCTCTATTACCCCGTAGTTGACCGACGCCCCAGCGCTGCCGATTGCTGCCGAGCAGTATTCGAACGTGTTGGCAGAGACGTTGAAGCTCTTGAATCCAGCCTCCAACGAGACGGCATTGAACCCATTGCTGTTCTGACCACCGCCCCCGGTATAAATTCCGCTCACGTAGTTCCCCATGAACACCAGACCTTGCCCGAAGAAAACAAACGCTTGATCGCCAACGGGATTAGCCGTGGTGTCACCGCACCAATTATTGATCCACGTCATATTGCGGATCGGGTAATTCCCGTTGGTGGCGAAGCACCGCATCCGGCCGCCAGCGCTGGCTTCAAACACGTTGTCATAGCACCCCCAACCCTCGCCACCGTAGAGAATCGGATAGCCGTCGCAGCCAATGAAGGTATTCTTGCGAAGATCAACGGTGGTCGATTGGCGTGCCTGCGCGATCCCGGCCGGGGTTAGTCCTTGCTGGCCTTTGATCTGGCAAGCGCCGCCTCCGAACCTGTTATTGATGATCGAGGTGATGATCGTTTTTCCGATGTCGAGCAGCGTTGTTCCGGCTGCCGTGCCGGCCTGCAAAGTGCAGTTTTCAAGCGTGAAATGGTCCGTTAGTTTCGAACCGTCGGTGACCGGCGTTGTCGATGAAATCAGCGTACCGTTAAATGCCGGATTGCTCGCATAGAAGAACAGATTCTTGACTGACATTCGGGCGCCACCGCTGCTGGCACCCGCTGGATTATCAAAATCCCAGAACTTGCCCGCACCGCCACCTGAAAAAATGATGACCGAATTTGGATTGGCGGCCCCGCCGGGATTGCCTACTCCTTCAATGTTCAAACCGGAAGTGTACCCCCCGTCGGGAACAGTGAATGCCACAGGATCACAAGTGTACATTCCGCGCGGAACGATCAGCGTGCCGCCGGTCCTCAACTTATTGCGCGCAGCAACGAACGCCGCGGCGTTCTGCGCAGCCGTCTTGTCCGTGCCGCCGCCATACATCTGAAGGGTGTGCCATTCTTTCAATACCTGAACGATCGTCAGAGGGACAGTTCCCGCTCCGTCCTGCTGGAAAACAGTATCGACAGCACCGCCTGCAGTAAATAGTTCGAACGTGATCGGGTCCGTTCCAAGATTCGGACGGTTAATCACCAAACTCCAGATTTCGTCGGAGTGCACCTCGCCTTCTTGGACGGTCACCTTCATACCGGCGATCATCATGCGCGATGTCTCAAAATCCATCGCCCGGCGCCACACATTCTCCGACGCGATATAAATCCCGTTGGATTTAGCATCGGTTTGATTTTTGACGAGGATTCGATCCCCAGCCACGGTAACCACGCCATCGACAGTCAGCAATCCCGCCAACGAGAGGTTGGCAGTTGATGCAAGGCGCACAGGTTCTTTATCGCCAGCCAGAAGGACAGATTCAGTACAGGTCATGTGATTCCCAAGGTTATAGGATTCATTGCGAACAGAACTCGGTGATGAACACGTACCCGGCAGAGCCATTGCCGCCCGCAGCATTGGCAGCGATGTTGCTGGAGATCGCGCCGGACCCACCACTGCCAAAGCCCGTCGCCGCAGCACCAGCGGTAGCCGCGCCCGCTGCAAATGCCGGAGCAGCCGCGCCGCCGCCAAACATCGATGAGCCGCCAAAGCCTGCCGGTAGTGCGGGCTGGAATGCGGCGCTATTATAGTTGCCCGGTCCGCCCGCCATCCCAGCTCCGGCCAAGTCACCCGTTCCAGCCACACCGCCCGCGCCGCCACCTCCGACTTGTGCGCCGGCCCCGTACAAACCACCAGAACCACCCTTGGCTATGCAAAGCGTGCCTACGCTAGTGTCGCCCCCGGCTGCACCGTTGTTGGAACCAGCCGCACCCCCAGCACCGGCCGCGCCAATCGTAACGGCTTTGGACGCTCCGATCGTGGCCGCGCTTGCAATGAGGCGGGAATAACTGCCAGAACCGCCGCCGCCGCCAGCAAAGAGTTGACCCACGGAACCCGCTGAACCGCCGCCGCCAGCACCGCCGCCGACGCATTCGATTGTTGCGTAGATCATTCCAGCCGAAGGCGTGTAGGTACCGCTCGCGGTGAACTTTTGATGCTTTACGGTGACGACGCCGGTATTAGTTAGCGTGCCGGAAGTTGTGATCGGATTTGTTGAGGCCGAAAGCCCAGTTCCAGCCGTGACGCTCGTAACCGTGCCGGTGCCGCCGACGGTGGACCATGATGGATTCGCCGCCGCCCCGCCGGTCTGCAGCACTTGCCCAACAGTCCCCGGGGCAAGGCACACCCATTGCGTTGCGTTGCGATAGAGCACGCCGCCCTGAGTAGAGCACCCAGACATCGTATCGATTATTGACGTCGGCGTGGCCGCCGTCGGCACTGCAGCCCCGCCGGTGATATTGGCGAGCACGGTGTTGGAGGCGATGCTCGGCAGTTGCGCCAGCGTCGCCTGACCGGTGATGCTGGAGAAGGCCGGCGTGATGGTGACGTTCGCCGCGGCGGTGATCAGGCCCTTGGCATTGACGGTAAACTGAGGGGCTTGCGTGGCACTCCCCCACACGCCGACATTGGCGTTGACGGTGGCGAGCGTGGTAGCGCAGGCATTTGCAACCGTCGTGATATCGCCAGTCAGAGCCGGGAAATTGGCGCAAGGAATTGTCGACACCCAGCCCGGGACGCCGCCGGCCGTCGTGGTGAAGATGCTGGTGTTCGCCGTGGTGATCTCGCCAATCACATTGGCGGCTGACGAATAAAGAAGCCGATTGATCGTGGTAGTCGCCGGCCATGTCGTGGTTGACCACGCCGGCGCTGCCGATGCACCAGATTGAAGCATCTGGCGTGCCGTCGCTGTCCCGGCGAGTATCGAGCACGCGCTCGCGGTCGAGTACAGGACGCCGCCGTTGGACGCGACAAGGGCCGCATTACAGCCGCCGCCCGCAAGACCAACAACCCCATACAAGGGATCAGCACCGGTTCCGGCGCTGACCCATGCCAAACCAGCCGTCGCACTGGGGCCAACGATCCCCCACCCGACGGCGCCGCGCTCAATGATCGCTCCGCGCGTCGATCCCAGCGCGCGGTCCAGTATGGCCGTGACGCTCTCCGCGCGCGCCGGGCGCTGCGCCGCCGTCGAGTTGCCCAACACCTGCCCAGCACCGAGCTGCGTACTCTGGGAGAGGGCCGGAGATGACAGAAGCGCTAGCAGCGCGCCGATAATGACCTTACGGAGCAACGGCATATCCTCCAGCAGCCTTGGAATAAAGCTCGACCGCGGCGTAAGCCGAATCGATCGGGTAAGGAGCCAGACCATCAACCGTCTCGGCGCCGCTCGGCACCAGCGAAATGGGATTGGCGCCGGACGTGCCCGAGATGTCCTTGATCACCAGAGCCAAACCAGCTCTATCGAATCCGGGCTGCAAATTGATCGTCACAGGCCCGGCCGTGGTGTCGACGGCCAGATAGGAATCGTTGTTGGTCGGCGCATAGGGCGACATCGCTGACGTCACCGCCGTCGTGACCACGGCCTGCGGGATGGTGATCGCTTGATTGATCGCGGTCTGCACGTCGGTCGCCGTGATCGGCAGCGTCGGCTCATAGCGGATTCGCCGCGCCGATTCGATAGTGCTGCGCAGGTCGGTTGTTACCGTCGTCATCAGATCACCCTCAACAGATAGGTTACCCCGATCGTCGGCTGTATGCGCGGGAACGGCGTTCCATTGGTTCCAGTAGACGTGACGCTGATTGCGTTGCTGTCGGAGGACGTAATTTGTGTGCCTGCTGCTGTTGATCCCGCCATGACACGACTGTTAGGGGTACCAGTAGCTGTTTGCGCATCCAATATACCCGAAGGCGAGCGAACAACATCTCCATTGACCGATCGAACGCTGATTAACTGCGCATTATTCGACGATGTGATGGACGGAAGATTTGTCGGCGCAAGCGACTGAGTCTGATTTCCATTTGCGCAAATTGCTCCCACAACGTTGAAAGCAGTGCCGCAGCCGGTACCGCTGCTAGTCATCAGATTGGCGGCAGTACCGTTCAGATTATCGAGCGCGGCAGGAACCTTGCCGCGCAAATCGAGCACCGCAAATTGCCCTCCCGGGCACGCCCCGCTCGCCGGTGAACCTACCAGAGCCCAGTATGCCGCATAGGTGGTTGTCGAGATGCATTGCCCGGCCGGAAGAATGAAGTTGCTGTTGGGGGCTGTCGTGCCGGTGTAAGGCATCAACCCGCCGAGCGGAATTGAGTATGGGTTACCGTAAAAACTCCACGCGCGGAATTGGTTCACAGAATTGTAATAGGTGACCGCGTATGGCGTGCCGGACACAAGAGCGCCCGCAGGCACCGGCAAACCGCCATCAACAGTAATCGGCTTGGGCCCAAGACCATCAACATTAAGTGTGGCGCCAGCGGCGTTGGTTGCCGACGCGACGAACGTAATCATCTGGCCTTCTAAAGCGGCAAATGAACTAAATCCTTGATTGCTGGTAAACGTGATGGCGGATGCAGTGCCGCCAGCTGCGGTGTGAGCCTGCCAGTCGCGACGCGCCACCGCTACCGCAGCCATCATCGCGCGCGCGGAATCGTTCACCGATGAAGGCGACATGCCCTCGGACCAATTTATCGACGGATCGGCACTGGCATTGTTGGCCGCGGTGGTGCTCCACTCATAGACCGCGGTGTAGGCCGGCTGCGCGCCGGCGGCGATCAGGATCAGTGCCGCGATCTGAAAGAACCGGAAAAACCTCATGATGCATGTCCTTGTCTTGCGGCCGCGATCGCGGCGATGCGGGCAGCCATATTATCCGGAACCACCGGAGCCGGAGCGAATTGATTTTGCTGCGCCTGCAGCATCTTCGGAATCGCCATGAGCTGCGCCATGAGCGCGCTATCGTCTGGCGCAGAAGCGGCAGGGGAGGTGGGCTGGCCTGCCGCCGGCGTCGCCGAGATTGGCGCCGAGGCTTGCGGTATCATGCCGGCGTCCATCCCGAGAAGTGCGGCCGCTTTCATGCGGTGCGGACCCATCTGGTTTTGAACCTTGTCCATCACGGTGCCCGGTGCCCCGCCGTTGTTCGCATCACTCGCGGAGTACCGGCCGACACGCCCGGCGTTCACCGCGGAATAGATGTCAGGCAAGCCGTGGCCGGGCTTCACGCCAGCGTCGAGCAAATAGCGCTCGGCTGCCTTCATCTGATCTGTGACACTCATGCCTTCGGTGACGCCATATTTGGCGCGCTGCGGCTCGCCCCACTGCAACAGGCCGCGATGCTCGCCCCATTGCGTGGTTGGCCCCTTCTTCCACGGGTCGAGGCTCCCGGCCGTCTCATAGGAAATCGTCGTGGCAATATCAATCGGGTCCACGCCAAGCCGCTTCGCCGAGGCGATTATCGCTTGCGCAAGCTCCGCGTTCATGGATGATGCCACTATGGTCCGTCCCGGTCTTCAATTCGCGCTGCTAGTCTGCCTTATCACAGTCGGCTGGTGTGTGCACCTGCTCTCGAAGCTGATCGTGCATCACGGCTTCGGCCTGATCGCTCTGGTGCTCCTGTTCGCTGCACTGAAGCCGCTTTCCCGTTATCTCGACTAAATCAGCGCGAGCGCCGCTCGCCCGTCGCAATGCTGGAGCCGCCCAGCGCTCCGAAGGTTTGCGGCAATGTCGACGGCGCCGACACACGCCGCGGCTGCGGACCATAAAACCGCTCGACCGTCTTTTTCGCAGCCCGGCGGTCGACTGCCCTCCCCACCGCCGCCTTCGCGCCGAAGGCCGCAGCTGCTCCGGGCAATCCGCCCGCGGAGAAGCCGAGAAACGGAAGGATGCCATGCGCCATGGTGCGCATCATGCGCTCGATGACATGGCCGCTCTTGCTTGGATTCGTGGTGCCCTCGACAGGCAACAGCTTGATGTGCGCCTCGCCGATCTCGCGCATCGCTTTCAGCTCGGCCGGCGTATATAGCGCCTGCGCGAGGCCCTTGCCGTCGCCGTTGATGAAATTCATGAGCCGCTGGCCAACCTTCTGATCCTTCCACGGGATCGTACCGTCAGCACCTTCCGTGATGCGCGACCATACGCCCTGCTTGAGCGTCGTGATCGCGTCCGGCGACAACCGCCGCTTCAGATGGTTCACCAGCGCGGGCGCGGTACCCTTGGCGCCGGTCGAACCCATCAGATCGTCCACAATCTGCTTTGGCGACGCCTTCAGTCCGCCATCGCGGCCAGCCCATTTTGCCACCATCTTCTCGACCTGATCGGCCGGCACTGGATCGTGCGCGGAGCGCATGCGATTCGCGTGAGCCAAGAATCGGGCCCGCTCAGACGGCGAGAACAGCGTCTGCGCGAGCCCGACACCCTTGGTGCCGCTGAAGAACTGGTGAATTTTATCGGCCGCCTTGGCGTGGCTCAGCGGCTCCATGCCGGCCGGCGTGTCGAGGATGTGCGAGATCAGTCCCTGCTTCAGCTGGGCCACCTGCGGGGAGTCGGCGCCGAAGATATCGATGACGCGCTGCGCCACGCGGCCCTGCACTTGCCCGCCGGCCTGAGTGCTGCCGAACAGCAGCGGCGCGATGGTTTCGAGCTCGGCCGGCGCCACATCACGCTTGCCAACGATCTTCTCGATCGCCTTGCCGACATCATCCTGCGGATTCTGCGGGCCGAACGTGCGCTTCAGCTCGGCGTGCAGCCCGCGCGCGCGCGTCAACCTGTTCAGAAGTTCCTCGGGGTTGCCGGTGAAGCCTCCCGGCGTCTGCGCGGCACGCGCCACATGATCGTCGAAGGCTCCGACGATGCGCCGCATCGCGCGGACGTCCGAATCATCACCGGTGGCGCGCGCCGCGCGGCTGGCGGTGCGCTGCATGCTGATCAAGCGCTTGCGGGCGCTATCGATCGTCTCGGCCGTGATCGGCGGCTCGACCGGCCGCCCGTCGGGACCGCGCTGGAGCTCGGTCTGGGCCTGATTCTCGAAACGACGCTGCCCCACATTGATCTCGATGTCCTCCAGCGCCGCGGCCGCCTGCGGCGTGCGAACATCGTCGATGCGAACCGGGTCGGTGCCACGGTTCAAATCCTGCCGGATACGGGCGCCGGTGTTGCTGAAAACCGCCGGGTTGAATTCGCCCGGGGTGGCGCGCAAATCATCATAGGCAGCGGTTCGGCGGCCGGCGAGGCGATCGCGCGCGCCCACCAGCGCGTCCCTGATGCCCTGCGCGGCGGTGACCGGCGTGTCAGCTAGAACGCCCGGCGTCGGCGACGTGTTGAGATCGGCCCGGAGGGCTTGGCCGGCACCGGTGAGAGACTGAAGGCGCGCCGCTTCAGCAGCCGCCCGAGCAGCTTCCTGAGCCGAAACCTCAGCCCCAATAGCTTCTCCGGCAGCCATCGGAGACGCGGCCGGGCGCGCACCGGTTGGGTCGAGCCCAGCCTCGAAGTCCGCATGCGCTCGGCCCATTGCCTGCTCGGTAAGTTCTCGGTGTCCACGCGCTACCTCCTGAGCTCGCACGCCCTGCCCGCCATGAATGGCGCTCTGCTCCAGTTCACTGGCCGCAGCATTGCCGGTTGCCACCGATTCGGGAACCGGGACATCGACACCGGCCACCGGGATGGTGCGGGTCGGAACCGGCGGTGCGTCGACCATCATGCCGCGCGCCGCGTCCCAGACCTTGCCGATCGCCTTGCCGGCCATCACACCGCCAGCACCGGTGATCGCGCCGACCTGCGCGCCCGTGGCCGGATCATGGCCGCGCGCCGCGGCGTCTCCAGCCCCTATCGCAGCCCCAGAGGCGGCCGCCCGCGTCGCCGCTGGCACGAGCTTGCCCGTCATGCCCATGGCCTTGGCGGCCGCAGGAACGGCCCCGCCAAGCCCGCCCAGCGCCAACGTGCCGCCCACCGCGCCCTCGACTGCGCTCTTGATCGGATTTTCCGTCTCGTAATCGAGCTTGGCGGCCTCCTCCTGCTCCAGATTGGCCACATAGCGGTCCGCGATCGACGTCTTGTCGGAGCCCACCCCGGTCAAAGGCTGCGCCACCGCCGACAGAGCAGCACTCGCCTGCGGTTCAAAAGCACCAAGGATCGGGACGCCGCGCACCGCGGCCTTCACCGATTGATCGGCAAACCGTGGATCAGCGCGATCGTATTTTGCTGGGGCGGCCGGGGCGGCCGGCATGGCTGGAGCCGCCGGCGGCGCTGCGGCGGCGCCATAGTGCTCCGCCATCGCCGAGGTGATGGTTGCCTCCGGCGTGCCGTCGGGGAATTCGAACGCTGATTTGTCGGGACCGATGACCTTGATCGTCATTTCGCAGGCACCAGCTTTTTCGAGACAGGATCAAAAACATAGGTTCCGGGTGCCGGAGCCGCTGGAGCGGCGGTGCCGCCGCGGCCGCGCTGCACCTCCTCCATGGTGGACAGAAGCTCTCCTTCCAGCTGCTCCAGCTTGGACTTCACCCGCGCGATCGTGTCGTGCGGTTGGAGCTCATAGCGGGACACATACTTTTGCGCCTCGGGCAGGCTCATGCCGGCGCCGGTGAGGTTGCGCAACAGCGCCTCCGAGCCCGAGGCGATCTGGCGCCTGATCTCGCCCGCGCGGCCATATCCGGTGTAGGCCATGCCAGCGTTGACGATACCGGTAGCCAACCCCTTCTCGATATCGGTCTTGATGGTCGGCAGCTGCTTCAGAAAATTCTTGGCCAAGCCGATCCGGGCAGCCACCTGCGCATCCACCTTCTCGCCGGGACCTCCCGGAATAGCCTTCAGGCCCTTTTCCGGGTCGGCCGGGTCAACCCACGCATAGCCCGGAGGGGCGGCGTTCTTTTCGCCCTTTTCGCGCAGATATTTGGGGTCGGCCGGCCCGTCGGGGATGTATTCGAGGGATGTCTTGGTGCTGTCTTTCCACTGCCAGCCCGACGGCGGCTTTTTGTCGTCGCCGAAATCGGCCAGCGTGCTTACCGTGCCGTCGGCGTGCTCGCGCACCAGCCGGCCGTTGACGACCTGCGCCGGCTTGGTTTCGAAATACTTCGTGATCAGCGCCTTCTTCAGGTCCGGATCGGAGCCGGCGGCGATCGCCATCTGCACCGGCACCCCGGCATCGATCATTGCCTGCGTTCCGAACTGCCGCGACGCCCGGTCCAGTGTCTGCTTGCGGTCGATGGCGCGGGCCGGGATTGCGGCAGCCGCCGCTCGGCTGATGCCTTGGCCGATATTCGGAGCACCGGCCATGCCGGCACCCAGCGCCAGCAGCGTGTTCGAATTATCGCCCAGCGTGGTGCGGATGCGGCCGAGAATACCGGGCAGCCCATCCATCATGCCGACGGCGGGAGCCGCGGCCGGCGTCGGTGCGGCCGCAGCCGGCAGGCTGGCCGGCGCAATCTGCATCGGAGGTGCAGGTTGACGCGCGCGCGCGCCGACGTCTTCGCTGCCAGCCAGTTGCGGCGGGCTGGGGCGAGGGGCCGGCATCGGCACCGTCGGCACCGGGCCTCCGACGCCGCGCTGCAATTCCTGTTCTGTTTCGGTCAGGCCGATCGGCGCGGCAGGGTCGATCGACGGCAGCATGCCAGCATTCTGGAATACCGCCGGCAGGCTGGGGCCGGCCGGCGCGTTGCCGATCGCAGACTGCACCGCCGGGGCACCGGCATCGACCGCAATGGGACGCGCGCGCAGATGCGGCGGCAGCATGGTCTGCGGCAGATCGGACGCCCGCGGCAAATCCCACGGGTTGCGTCGGGCCGCTGCGGCAGCTGCAGCCGCCTCCGGAAATCCGGGGGATTCCGGTAGCCCGACGATCCGCGCCAGCATCTCTTCGTACAGCCCCATGATGCCCTCAGAATTGATTCATTGGATCGATATTCATCGGCAGTTGTGGCGGAGCCACCGGGCCTTGCGTCGGCGTCCCAATCTCGCCCGGGAGCGGCGGGAGCATGCCGGCGGCCGGCATCTTTCCGGCCAGCGGGCCTCCTGCGCCCGGCAGATAGCGCTGCAGCAACCCGACAAGCCCCTGCGGAGACTGGCCCTGCAACAGCCCCAAAATGCCGCCCTGCGGCATCCCCATCTTCACCGGGGCGGGGGCCGGCGCTGCCGCCGGTGTTGCGCCCGGGCCGATCGTCGGCTGCATTGCGCCATCGGCCGGCACCTGCGGTGCGCTCGGACCCGGCATCATGCGCTGCAGGCCGCCGATTAGGCCACCATTCCCCATCATCGATCCGAACATTACGCGGCCTCCATCATGCCGACCCGCGCACCAAGGCGCGACGCGCGCTCGGTCGCCTTGCGGTAGTTCACGGCCTTGAAGCCGCCGATCTCGACCACAGCATCCGCTTCAGGATTGTGGCGCTCGATATCCTGCGCCAGCATCCCCAGCTGCGGGGTGTCGTCGCCGACGTAATTGTATTCCTTGACCGGAGTGCCGTCGAAAAGCATTCCAACATCCTTGATGTTTTCCTTCAGCCGCTCATCGGAGAACAGCAGGCCGGCACCGCCCATGATGCCACCCATCCAATTCATCAGCGGATTGTTCGCCGGCGTCTGAGTGCTTGTCCCCTGCTGTTCGGTGCCGAGCGCGCCAAGCCCGAGCGCCGGCGTGAGCAACTGCTGTAGATTTGCAAATTTCTGACCCTGCGCAGCGTTCTCCGCGCCGACGCGCGCAGCAGCTGGCGCCGTGTAGAGCCCGGGGATCATGCCGGCCCCCTGCAACCCCGACAGGATGTTCTGCAGCGGCACCTGTTCCTGTGTCGTGATCCCGCCAGCGGTCGTGCCGGAGGCATCAAACAGCGATTTCGCAGCGCCCATCTGGTTCTGCTTGTTCGTATTGTATTGGCTCTGGATAACCGGCGCGATGCCCTTGGTGAGGCCGCGACCGAGCGAGCCCGCAAAACTGCCGGCGCCAGACGGATCGCGCCCGGAAGCGGCGTAAACACCCTTCGTCTGGTCCGTGATGTCATTCATCATGGTTTTGATGGAATCGCCGAACCCCGGCGTACTGTATGGGTCGAGCTCGGCGCCGGATGCAGTGCCGCCCAGATTTTGCTTCAGATCGCCGTACCCGGCATTGAGCATTCCGATCTGGTTGGAGGTATCGCTGCCGAACAGCTTCCTCACACCGGTCGCGGCCTCGCCTCCAAAACTCGGAATGCTCGCGGCTGCATCGGTCAAGTTACCGAGGGCAGCGGTCTGCCCTGCCGTGACGCTGGGGTCTATTCCACCGTACCGGCTCATGATGCTGCGGAGCAGCGGCGTCGCTTCAGACCACGGCTGGCTTGCTGACTTCGTTTCCGTTGTGGCCGGGGTTTCGTCGCCCATCGCCTAAATCCTCTTTTCCAGCGTAACGCTCGCGATTTTGAAGCCATGAAGCACGCGCGACCATCCGGGCCGGCCGACAACCATCACTTTATAGCATCCCTCGGCCTTTGCATATTGCTCGATGCGTGAGCAAAATCCGGCCCACTCTTCAAGCCGCGAGCCGCCACACTCTAGCATCTTGCACAGTTTGCCGGATCGCATCTCGAAAATTTGCGTCAACATCGCTGCAACGATCTCGCCGTCCGGTGTGGTGACAACCCACAGTAGCCGCGTGCCATATCGAAGCTGCTCCAGCAGATCGTCAGGCATTGGAACATCGGAGGAGGCAAACCCAGCATCGATCAAATCGTGCACCGGACCACGCCAAATTCTCGACACACACTCCGGCGGGATGCACTCCAGCAACAATTCCATCGTCATCCTCCGATGCACAGGAAACTGAATGTGCGGTCGAGCGTCGCGGCATTCGCGTGCGTGATAGTGAACTGCCGCTGGATGATGTTTGCGCGCAGGATATAGGTGGTTGCTCGTGCGGCCGCGGCATTGGCCGTCTGCGGCTCCAGAAACACCCGGCAATCCTTCGAACAGTTCTGGAAAGACACCACCGTCGACGTCGTGTCAGCCGCGAGCGTCACATCGCCAATGCTATCTTGTCGGCCCAGATTGAGCTGAAATATCGCATCGACGATGCGCTGGATGTCGCGTTCCCGTGGGGAAAGCTGGATTGCCATTACTGATCCTCTCGCGCCATCGAGCCAAAACTGCCGGCGCCAATCAGGCCCGGGATGGCGTACTTCCGCAGCAGCCTTGGCGCATCGAAAGCAACGTAGTTACTGGTTCCCTTACCACGACTGCGTGAATCCTGATCGAGATAACGGATGCCGGGGATTCCGATTTCCTTCAATTTTTGCGACGCAATCGGCGCGGCCACCGACCGATTGGGCTGCTGCCCCGCAATAAGACCGTATATTCTCTCCCCCGAAAATGCCCGATAATCCTCTGGAGACATGAGGGCCCGAACGGTTTTTTCCAATCGCGCCCTCTCATTTGGGCCGATCTTCGGATTAGCCAGCCTTTCTCGATGTCTGGCCAACCTGTCTTCCTTTGAAGCATCAAGGCGCTCTTGCCTTGCTTCGAGTTCTGGCCTCAACCTCTCTTGCACATAGGCCGGCTGCTCAGAAAATGACTTATCCCAATCGATGAAATTTTCCGGTTTAGCGTCGATCGCGACCTCGTACATATGCCCCTTGGCGCGATTGGGGTCTTTGAGATAGGCGATCTTCCCCTCGGTGCGAGCGATCTCGTTGCGGTGGGCCTTCGAGGTGTCAGGATCTTTTTTCAGGATATCGAGATGCTGTTGCAGCGTCGATCTGTACTTGGCGACGTCACCACCATGCGCAGCGATCTGCAGGCCGACGTTCGCGCCGTCCTCGGTATCGAGCCCGTATTTTTTCAGCAAGGGGTCGCGGCGCGCAGCCAGCTGGTGGCGATACCATTCGCTCACCGGCTCGTGGCCGGCGAAATAGAGCCCGTGGCCATAGGCCTGATTGCCCTCGCCGGCGCCGATGTGCGCAGGATCGAATTTGTCGAAACTGTACGGCGAGCCGTGATAGGCGATGGTCGGCTCAGGGCTGCCGTGATCCCGCATCGTCCACTCCGGCATCAGCCCCACTTTCTGATCGGCGTACTTGGTTTCGGCTGCGGAGGCTTTTCTGTTTGACGCGCCATGGGGTCCATAATTCACCCATGAGTTTTGACCGCGCGTCTCGGTCGTCATCGCCGGCCGGGCGAGATCGGAATACATCGAGGCATGTGATCTCCATGCGTTATCCTCCCCAGCGGCCCGGAAGCCGTAGCCTTCCTTCAGGTGGCCGAAATAGTCGTGGACGATCCGGAACAGATCGTTCGCCAGTAGCGGCTGGTCGCCCAGCTTGATGCCGGTGTCGCGCATCATCGGGTGCTTGGCCATGTCGATGCCGGCGGCCGGGTTGCTGCCAAATCCCTGATCGGTCGGGAAATACCAGAGGTGGTTATTTTCGGCGACGTCCTTGGCGGCCAGCCGCGGGTTGGCGGCGTATGGATCGGGCATGTCAGGCGTGATCGGCTCGACCTTCAGCCCGGTCTTCTCGATTGCCTTGTACTGCGCGATCGTCTCGTTGATCAGTGCGTCATAGGAAGCCTTCACCGCCGGATTGTCCGGATCGTGCTTCATCTCATCGAACGCGCGCGCGATCGCGGTCGAATGCTCCTCATCGAGCGGATGGTACTTGGTTGGCGGCTTGTGATAACTCGGAGTCTCGCGGTTCGCCATGTAGTCGGCGGCGACGTCGCGCACCTTGGCGATCGGCCCGGGGACGAAATACTCATCCCCGATCTTCATGGCCTTCGTCGGCAAGCCCTCTAGCGGCTGGTGGGGGCCCGCCCACCGCGCTGCTGCTGCCGCCGCTTCTGATATGCGCGCATCTCCTCCTCCTGCTCCTCCGGGCTCATTTCCTCGGGGGGCGGCTTCTGGGGCTGCTGCTGCGGATTCTTGGCCATGGGGCGTTTTATACGCCGGCGCTGCGGGGGGATCAATAAGCGAGTGGTACGCAGAGGCTGGGCCCTTCTCCAATGCGGAAATGGGCGCGCCGGGCGCTGCGGCATCTTCGAATAGGCCGCTTCGGTTCCGAACAACGAATTCCTTCTGCCCGAATCGGTTGGTCGCCGCCACGATGTCGTCAACCGGAATTTGGTAGGCACTCACCTTGTCCAGCTTTTTGGTGCGCGAATCCAAGTCTTTCTGGCGCCATTCGTTTTCGTCGGCAAAGTATTCCCGGACGCTCGGGGTGTCGGTCACCATCCCGTCGGGCCTCATGATCGCGATGTATTCGACCGGCACCTCCTCCTTGCCATTCCAGATCGTGTCGGTCTTTTTTTCGAGCCAAGTGTTTTTGCTAATCTGCACCCGGCCGGCTTTCTCGAATTCAGCCTCCTTGGCCGCGATTTCGGACTCGGGGATCAACGGCACCGCCTTCTTGGCGCCAGAAAGGCCTTCCGCGATGTCCTTATCCGTCGTGAACGAAAGCATCTCATGCGGCTTGGCATCCTCGGGAATGTCGCCACGATACCGGTACAACGTCACGGTGTCGCCGTGCTCGGCCTTCAGCTGATCGCGCAGCGGCTTGAATGCGGCGCTCAGCTCCTCGACCACCGCCGGGTTCTTCTGCAGCGCGTCACGGTTAAAGATTCCCCAACCCGGATGATGGCCCTTTTCCATCTGTGCCATCGTGTCGACCGTGCCGCCCACCCAGTTGTCCAATGCGCGGGCAGCCTCCGGGCTCAGCGCGCGCTCGGCCGCTTCGATATTTTTCCAGTTGACGCTCTTTTCCAGCGCGGCGATCGGCGCGCCGGTGAACGAACTGTCTTCGAGAAGCCTCGCCCCGGTATTCGTCACCGACGTCAAGCTCCGGTCGTTCGCGTGCCGGCCGATCTCCGAATCGATGCGAGCCTCGACGGGCCGCGTCATTCGATCAACCGGACCCAACGGGATATAGGGCTCAGGCACCGCTGCAGGCTGGTCTACCAGCTGGTGCGGGAACGGCTCTCCGGAGCCCACCTTGCGGCCCATCACGCGCACGTCGCGCCCGAGGCCCATGCCAGCCGGCCGGGCGAGGCTGCCGAACATCATGCCGCCGCCGGCGACGCCTGCGGTGTCCTGCGCGCGAAGATAGGCCGGGTCGTTTGGCTGCGCCACCTGCGGGGTGAACATCGGCCCGAACACGCCGGGCTCGGTGCCCGGCCCATGCTCCTGCGGCGGCGCGGCATCGGTGTAATCCTCGCGGCGCAGCCCCGGCGGCAGCATCGGCTGCGCGCCGCTGGCGACGTCGCCCGGCAGCGTGAAGGCGCTGCGCACCAACTTCTCCGGCCACGTCTGAAAACGCTCCTCGGTACCGGCGCCGAACAGCCGGTTGCCGAGCCGCGTGCCGGCCCATGCCGGCCCGGCCGGGATCAGCGGCGCGCCGACATCCGGCAGATAGTCCTCCGGCGCCGGAAACATCGGATCGTACGGTGCCATCGAGCCGAAACCGGGCATCAGGCCGCCCTTTCTCGTTTCGGATCGCCTGATCCGGTCCAGCCGAATTTCGCGTCCCGCCACGTCTCGCCGCGCAAGCAAGGCCCTATCGTCCCATGGGCGACGTTGTACTTCCGCGCGAGCGCGGACACTCTGCTGCCAGCAGCGTGAAGCATTCGCGCCTCGATCACCTGCGCAGGTGTCAGCTTTGCCGCACCATTTTTGTCACCAAAGTTGGTGTGCGCCTTCTCTGCGGAGTTTTCCGATATGGTGATGCACTTCACGTTTGCCGTCTCGTAAGCACCAACGTCGCCCAGCCGAGCCATGTGGTATTTGCCTTTGGTGCGGCCGCGCAGCTTCATCCACCCGGGGCCCAGCTTGTTTTCCCACCACGCGCACCACTCAGCGAAGCTGAATTTGAAATCGATGCCACGGTCACCGGCGCTCCATTTTTGTCGCTGGAATGCCTTTTGCTCCCTGCTCTGCATCACGCTTCTCCGGCAATAGCCACATCAGGTTGCACGCCTGTAGCATACGTCCATGTTGAACCATACGGAACCCTCATCCGCCCTCTGGCAAATCTGGTTTCAACGTATGCTTCAGCCCATCCTTGGTTATCGAGCACGACCTCGGGGGAATAGGTCACCGTGGCGCCCGAGCTCATCCGCATGCCCACGCTCATCAGTGCATCGGTGCAATCGGTGATCGGCCGCAGGCCATTGATCTCGACCGTGTTGCCGACTGGATCGCCCTCGGCCGTCTCCATGATGGCGCCGAGGTTCGGACCATTGAAAAACCCCAACTCGTGCGAACCATTGAATGCCGAAAGCTGGGCCGCTGACGCCTTCGAGATGCTATCCAGCGAAAACGGCAATGCATCGAGCGAACCACCGATCGCGCCGCCGCTCACCCAAGCCGCGCCGAACGTCGAGCCCTGCAGATCGATATGCGTCGCATCAACCGCAATCGGCACCCAAGTCCCGTTCATGTACGCCGGCGTGATACCTTGCACCACGATGAAGTTCTGCCCCGCGATAGAGAAATTAGCATTCGACACGGCATCCAGCGTGAGGCGAATCAGGCCAGCACCATTGTTGGCCGCGCCGAGCACGGTGAGCGCGCCCGGGGCGATCGCGTCCAACTGCTCCAGCGTGAGCCCGGGTTTCGCCAGCGACGCCAGATATTCTCCGCTGACCTCGATTGGAGCCCAACGGTCGAGCACATAGTCATAGGAGAGGATCGTGTCGAACTTTCCAGTTGCGCCCTGCTGTGATTTATAAGCCCAGTACACCCGCGTCGAGGTGGGGTCGCTCGCACCGATCACCAGTTGAAGATTGCTGGTGTCGACATCTTCAAAGAAACTTCGGTCAACCCTCTCTTTTCCGATCGGCTGCGGATCGCCACTGCCGACAATCATCTTGAAGCCGGAGGCGCCGATATAGAACGTCCTGTTTCCGACGTTGATGATCGAGTAGTCGGCATAAAGCGTTTCTTGCGTGGATATCCGGGCGATCTGAAACACCGTAGCGGAGCCCGGCGCATATGTGATCGTGCGGATGGATTCCTGCTGGAAGATCACGCCATAGGCGTCACCACCCGAGACGTTCCCGACGTTCCCGCCATCCGAAAGGTCTTGGAAGTCTGCAAGGCCGACGCCGGCCGTCCACGTTTCCGGGGCCCCAAGATCGCTCCATTGCACGCGCCGTGGGTTAGACAGCAGGCCCGTCAGCACCACAAAGAACCCGACAATCGAAATGAAGGCCGCCGACGGCGGGGCTCCACCGAGATCGACAAAACTTCCACCGCTGCTCAGCGCATATTTCTGCGGAGCCGTGTTGACCTGAACCGCGATAACCAGATCATTGAATTGCGCAAATTGCCAATTTGACGTCGACACCAGCGGCGAGTATGAAACGCCTCCCTTCGATACCCGATCCCATTCGAACGTCGAATTGTTGAGAAGATAAAGATCGGTGGACGTCCCTGCGAAAACCGCAATGGACCCGTCGTTGCGGCGAGCGAAAAAATATCCGCGGCATGCCAATGGCAGGGCTTGGGTGAAATGCTGCAAGTCCTTGAAGGGTCCGTAGCCGTCTTTTCTGGCAAAAACATTCAGAATATCGCTGGAATTTGCGCTCCCGATATCACTCAGATCAGGCGCATATTGTCCGAACTCCAGCGTCTTCGATGCCTGTGCCGGCATGGATCACCACTGCATCGCGCGAACGCGACCCGTCGACTTGATCTTGTTCGTCTCGTTTTTCAGCCGCCGCCATGCCCGCCACGTCTCGCCCGGCTTGCCGCGCGGCCCGCCATCGGCATCCGGCGACATCGCCTCGGCCATGCCGGCGTTGCGGGTAACGTGAGTGGCGATCTCATATTTTGCATGGCAGCGGATCAACTGCTCAGCCCAGTTCATCCACGGGTTGTTATCCTCCAGCAGCGTCGCCGGCGCCGCGATTTGGACATGGCCGAGGATTTCCACCTCCCACACCCCGCTCGGGATCGGGTAGAGGATGACCTTGTTGCCCTCATAGGCGTAATCGGTCGGCTGGCCGGACTGCTGGTTCTGCTGGTTCAGCAGGTAGATTTCCGTCGGAGTGCGCCGCGTCATCTTCTCGGCAGTCGAACCGACATAAACCAGCAGCGCGTCGATCACATAGATCGTCGAGATGTTGGCGTTGTCGCTGACGGTGTAAACATGACGGCCCTGCACCGTGTTGAACGACGGCGTGGCGCTCGGATCGATGTCCGAGATGCGGAAACGATCTTTCTGATAGATGGCGATGGCGTCGAGTATAGCCTTGACGATCGGACTGGTGAGATCGGCCGGCAGGGCGAGCTGCGGACGGCGGATTTCAGACGCGATCCGGTCCACCATCGTCTGCAGCGTTTTCGCCATTACCGCTCTCCATGGCCGCTAGGCCGAAAGGACAGCGTACCAGTTTCCGTCGTTGGCCTGAAAGAAAATTGCCGTCTTGCCAGCCGCTACCGCGAAGGCCGCGCCGCCGGCGCCGGCGTTGATGGTGGAGGTGGCGGAATTCGGGAAGACGTTCATCGAGTCCGCGGAATCTGCGTTCACAACGACAACCATCACGCCGCCGCTCACCGTCGGTAGCGTCGCGCTATCGGCCGCGGTGGCAACGACGGTGAAACGGTTGAGCCCAAGGTTGAGAACCTGACTGTTCGCCAGCGTGCCGCCGGCGGTCGCCGTGAGAGCCGTGTTGCGCGCGATGCGCAGGACGCCGACTTCGAAGATCGAGCGATTGAATTGGGTATTGGTGCCGCTGATGAACGGCGGCAGCACGGTCTGGGCCAACGCAACGCTCGATGCCAAAAGAGCAAAACCGAGGAGGATGGTGCGCTTCAGTTTCATGTTGCTGCCCTGCGATGGAGAAAAAATGGAGAGGGCACCGCCCTCGCCAGTAGATTAGCCGCCGGCCTTCGCCGCGCAGACGTAGCTGTAGCTGCTCCCGGAGGTGCCTGCGGCAACCACGATGGTTGTGGCGGTAACGGCGGTGGTGCGGAGAGCGGTGTTGACCGTCAGCTCGGTGACGACACAACTCGGCGCCGTCGCATACGGAACGTTGAAGGTCAGCGTACATCCGGTAGCGCCGGTGGCCGTGAAGGTGCCGGCCACATCCGAGGAGCCGGCCGCCATGGTGCCGGTGCCGCAGCCCGACAATACCGGCAAGGTGCCGGAGCCGACCGGCATCAGCTTGCCATCGAAGCCAAGATTGAACGCCGCGAACGCAATGCCCGAGGTGAACAGCAGAGCGGCGATGGCGTGGCCAAGTTTCTTCAGCATGATCGTGTTCTCCAGTGAGCCGGGTAGCCTGAGCGCCCGTTAGGACGCCCAGCCGCCTTCGAAGGTGATAACCGTGATCGCCTGCCCGGTGGTCGGGGCAGCGCCGGTGGGCGCGTATTTCGCCACCGGGAGCACGGGGCCAGCCGCCGTGAGCAGTCGACCGATCGCCCGGGTGGACGGATAGACACCCACCGCCGCCGGGTTGACGTCGCCAGCCGCAACGATGTTGTTGAACGCGGCGCCGACGGTGCCAACCGAATAGGGGTTGGTGGTGCCTGCGTTGAAGGCGACAACGATCTCCGTCAGCACGTCCAAGATGAAGGCGCTCTGCGGCAGATAGTTCTCGAAGGCGACGCCGGCCGAAATGCCGACATCGTTGTAATTCGTGGTCTTTTTCAGCGTATTCGATACCTGCCGCGGGTCTTGGCGGGCAGCGACGCCGAGGGTTCCTGTAGGCATTGGTCAATCCCTCCGTTACGCTGAAGCGGCGGCGTAGGACGACATCACGACGACGCCGTAATCCACACCGTTGTAGGCGGTCTTCTTCAGACCATGGATGGTGAGCGCCGAAATTTCGAGACGGCGCTTGTGGTCGAACAGCTCCTCATTCCAGATCAGCTTCTCGGGCCCGTTGTCCCGGCCGAAGCCCATCATGGCGGCCTGCCCGCCGAGCAGAACCGCGCGCTTGACCGTCGGCACGTCGGCGCCGGTGGCGGAGACGCCGTTGGTGACGTCGATCGAGGAGCGAATGATGCAGGAATTGTAGACACCGATCGCGCCGGAATAGATTTTGTTGCCGGTTTCTCGGCTGCCCATGGCGGCGTACTTCGCCAAATCCTGCCACTGGCCAGTCGAGGTGTTGCGCCGGAGCGCCGTCACCTGCCACGGGTGAATGTAGACCACGTAGCTGTCTTCGAGGGTGTTGTTGAAATCGCGGCCGCGGGCTCGCGATCCCTTGAACGACACCGGCCTGATCTGCGGAGTGGCGGTGATCGCCATTTCCTTGGCCTTGTCGATCATGTCCAGCGTGAAGGTGTCACCCGCCACCAGCAGATCGTCGGAAGCCTTGGCGGATTGACGAATGATACGGGTGGCCGAGGCCGCCACGACGGCGTTCAACCCGGTCAGGCGCACATCGGTCGCCGGCGTATAGCCGCAGACCTGATTGAAGAACGCGACGGAATACCGCTTGCGGTACCAGTCCTTCAGGCGCCCCTTGGCCGTATTGCGCAAATCCCACGGCACGCGCTGCTGATCGATGGTCCGGCGGCTTTTCACGCCGACGACGGCCATGAGCTCGTTGATCACCAGCGCATCGCTGTAGGTGGTCAACGTCTCGCCGTTGCCTTCCGCCAGCTGATTCTCGGTGAAACCCAGCTGGGACAGCTGCATCACGATGGCGAAGGTGATCTGATCACCCGGACCCTTCGAGAGAGCATCCTGCCGGTGGATGATGGAATTCTCATCGTCGCCGATCAAGGGCGCGATATCGGTGAATTTCAACGCCTCGTGATCGAGGACACGCGACCACAGCTTGACAGCCATCGCATCGTTGACTGGATATGACGTTGTTCCCATGACTGGGGCACCCTTGCCTTGCGAGAGTGCGCCCGATGTGGGCGCGTCGTCGCGTTAAGAT